CAAGGAAGTAGATCTCGTGGAGCTGTGATGAACTCATCGAGGTCAGGATGGTTTGCATCAAGGTGCAGAACTATTGCTCCGTTGCGGAATTTTCCACCTCTGCGGAGAGTTTCGTTAAGCACAGAATAGATTCGGCCAAATGATACTGGGCCAGACGCAACAACGCCTGATGGCCTCTCGGTCCCTTTTGGATCGAGCTTAGAGAGGTGGATTGCAACACCAGCTCCGCCTCGCAAAGCTCTACTTGCAAATCGCCAAGACGCTTGGATACCATCGGGGCCGTCGAGTTCATTATCTACTAGGAAGGTTGTGCAGCTGACAGGGAGTCGGCCATTGGGGTCGTCGATCCAGGACTGAACACGGCCAGTCCTTGCAATTAAATTTGTCATTAAACTAAGTCGCCAAGTTGGGGTGGGAAATAATTAGGTCCCTTCAGAACCTTCCCGTCTACTCGGTATAATGGTTTACCGTCCTCACCGAGTTTGGACATATTGGATTGGTGAACTCGTCGATAAGCTTCGTCGAGATCCCATCCCATATTTGCACCGTATTGGTAACAAACATATAGAAGATCGCACAGCTCTTTTAGACACTCAGCACGATCTTCGTGGTCATGAGCATCGAGGAACTCTAGGTATTCCTCAGCGATCAAATTCGCACTGGTCTCCCGGTTCTCCAAACTGTTGGTCAAACCATAGGCTGTCCGAAATTCCTTCGCCATTGCCATCGGCGAGGATAATTGATTGCAACTCATTTTGTAGATAGTGGATAGCTTTTTCGAGATCTTTTCGAGCAGTGTTGTCAGGCTTATGACCTGCTCTTGCGATGTACTTGATCGCACAACCGAGGTGATAATTTAGTCCTTGTTCTCGAATAAAGTCCCAAACTTCTGTTTTGCCTCTGCAGTAATAGCTGGGGTGCGTGGCCATTGTGATAAGAGATTCTTGAGGTTGTTTCCTAGAACAAATGTTTGATGTTGGAGAGCCATGAAGACTGTGATTAGATCTTCACGTGATGCTTTCTCTAGTTGTTGTTCGATCGCCTTCATCTTGAACTGCTGTTCCAGAGTCAGGGTTGTGACTGGTGTCGGGGGTCCAGTATCTGATAGTTCCATCTATGTAGAGGTCTTTAGTAAGGATCCGGGCCAGCCGTGCATTCCTGAGGGCGACGTCTTCATCGAGGTCTTTCATAGCGAAAGCATCGACAACGGTTTGCCACTTACAACCATTGGATTCAAGTAAGGCGTCTGCCCTCTTGACACCAATGCCAGGCACTCC